TAGCAATTCATAGTGTCTTTCCCTGCTCTGTGGGTAGGGAGCCATTGCTCGTAGATGGCGCGGAACGTTGGGTTTTTCTCGCGCTCTTTTTTGCTGAACAGCGTCGGCAAGCTTTCCAGCGCTTCTTTTTTCGTGCGGAAACCTTTTTTTCGGGCGATTACGCGCTTTTTCTCATCTCCCTCGATGCGATAGCCTTTTGTTATCTCGGCCGTCCACGTGTTGCCATCGCGGTATACGCTTCCGGTCCCGTTGCCTCGTTTGGTGTTTTTGCGCGTATTTTTTGCCTGCTGTTTTTTTCCGCACCAGCAGCAGTACGGGGCAGCATCGGGGATTCCTTTGCCGCATTTGATGCATTCCATATTTGCCTCCAATAAAGGGGACATCGGCGCTTGCCGGTGCCCCCGCTGTTTAACTGCGCACCCAGCCTCCGGTTGGGCTTACCATATCGATCAGAAGCATGATAAACAGAAAGAGCAGCACGCCCACAAGGGCAAGCAGCAGCCGGTGGATCAGCTTGCCTTGGCGCTCCTGTTGCAGCGCGGTTTGCCTTGCGTGCGTTTCGTATAGGTCAACGATTCGTTGTATTGACGGATCTTCCTCGGTCTGCTTCCCGATTTTGTACCCGACTGCATCGGCGATGTCAAAAAGACACTGTGCCGTTGGGTTGTTGTCCGGATCGTCTCGCAAGACACGATCCACTGTTGACTTGGATATATTTGATAAATCTGCGATTTGCTGGTTCGTGAGGTTGAGAACATCTTTTTGTGCAAGTATTCCAGTAACTATCTCGTGAACTGTCGTTTTCTTCACACCCCTTTGTGTAGTATTTTTTATGACTACTGCGGTAGTCATATTTGACTACCGGGAAACCAGATATGACTATTGCGTATCACGGCCCCAGATGTTAGGGTAAAGGTGCGACCCGCGCTATGCGCATAGCGCTTCATTTTCGTGAGGCCACAAAAATGATATACCCTGTCGTAAAAAAACAAGGAGGGTGCACCATGCAAAACATAAATATTGTTTCTGATGACGGGAAAATGAAAGTCTACATCGACGGAATTCTAATCAAAGGTCTGCGCAGCTTTTGCATTGAATACATCGACGGTTGCCCGCTGCAATTCTCGTGCGTCACAGAAATCGGAGAACCCGAAAAGCAGCGGGATCGATTGCTCCATTAGATATTCTTATGCGTTATCCCTGTTTATTACCCCCCTGGTTCGTGGGCATGTTGGGGTACGGATAATAGTTGGCCATGGGCGCATTCGTGGTAGGCGGCTGGACAGTTTTTTTGTCGTCAGGCATTAGAAGCGCCTGCGATGAGAGCAGATCAGCAAAGGCGAACATTACGATATATGTTCCTGTTGCCGCTATTGTTCCATACAAAAACCACATAAAATCATCCATCCTGACAGCCACAAACAGTGAAACAAACAACTCGCAGGCGGATATAATCCCCCAAAAAATCCTGTTTGCAATTGCCCAGCCTCTTAACGTTTTTTTCATAGTTTTTTCCTCCTTTTAATTTGGCGTAGCCTATATTTATTATATCATGCAAGATTGCAAAGACAAACCGGAATTGTTTACAATAATCACAGTCATTTTTTGTGACAAATGCACGAAAGGGGTAACATACAATGGAAGAATTGAAGGAAAACTTAATCCAGCAGGTCATCGAGGCACTGAAAAACGCAACCCCGGAACAGATTTACATCGCGCTTGAGTTCATCCAATGCACCGTACCATAAAAGGAATCCCCGGAGCTTAGTCGCTCCGGGGTTCTTTTTCTGCCGTGGATAGTTTGTTGACAAATTCCTCGATTGCGTTCCAGCCGTCGGGCGGCACTTGCAGCAGCGCTGCGATAAATCGCTTCCGGAAGCTCTCGTCCGCGTCCTTCATCAGCGCCGTCACCATCATGCCGATCTCCTGATTCAGATCGCGCTTGACGTACATTTCGCCGACACCCTCGACAAGCCATTGCTTTGACACGCCGAACTCGCGGCAGATTGCAACGATGGTCTGATTCGAGGGGTTGGACTTGCCGCTCTCGATTGTGCTGCATGAAGATGCAGTGATTCCGATTCGCTGGCCAAACTTCTCAAGCGTTAATCCTGCGGCCTTTCTCACCTCTTTGATACGCTGGTTGATCTTAATCACCTCCTTGGCGTTATTATAACACATTTGTCTAAAAAATCAATAGATTTTTTTAGATTATCTAAAAATAGTGCTTGACAAATCAGAGTATCTAGTGTATAATGTGGACAGTACAAAGAAAACAACCACGGGGAGGTGAGCCGGAATGTACAAGGAAGGTTTTTTCACACGGTTTGCGAGGGAACACCCGTGTTTCCCGCTGTGTCTTTCGATTATTTCGTTAGTAGCTTCCGTATTGCTTCCACTACTGCGGTAATCTCCGGCCAGAATGATTTAATGAGAGAGGCAAGTGCGATAGCGGTCGTAATCCAATAGCGGATCGTTTTTCTTCGGCGATCATGCAATTCGCCGACATTACGGAGCATGTAATTTAGTCCGGCCTCGGTCAACTTGTATTCGCGCTCCTTGTCCAGAAAGCTATTTCCTACAAGAACGCGCTGGACGAAGCCAGAATCTATCAACCGCTGCATATCGAGGCTGGTTCCGGTACGGATGTATTTCTTCCCCTTCCGCCCGGCGCGATAGACCCGTAATAACAGCCGTAATTCTGATTTTGTTAAAACAATATCCATAGTATCACCCACTGATAAAATAGCATGACCGAACGCAAAATGCAACCCCACGCCACACCGAAGGGGGGTGAACCGGTGAAGCGTATCACGATTTCAGACGTTGCGCTGATCGTATCAATTATCGCGCTGCTATTCACAATTCTCTGCGAGGTTATCCTCACACGATTTTCTTGATAAAATCGACGAGTTCCGCACGGATATATCCATTAAGCCGAAACGGCCTGAACGGCCGTCTGTCGGGGATGACCGCCCGGCACTGAAGATGGCAGGTCAAAGGAGGTAACGCATGAAAAAGACACCGGATGAGCGCGTAGAAGAAGAGATCGCGCGCTTGAGTAAACTGCCTGCCGTGAAGCTGGCACAGAAGGAGCAGCGTATCTTGGCCGGAAGACGTAAGTACCTGTCCGATCTGCGCTGGCTCGAAAAGCGCGGTAAGCAACTGATGGACGCAGGGTGGACGCCGGAAACGATCATCCTGATGTATCGTGACGACGAATCGGAAAAGGAGGTGTTCTGAATGTCGGATGAAAAGAAAGAGCAGGTCGAGCGTATCGTCCCGTCTGTTGACGCGCTCGATGCCAACAAGCGCGAGGCGGTTCTTGCGTATATGCAGGGCATGGTCGCTGGCGCGAGAATGGCCGAGGCAACGGCCAAGGAGGGAAAAGATGATTGATGAGTTAAAAGAGATGGATGCAGCGTTTATCACGCCGCAGGTCGCGGCGCGATACATCGGCTGCGATCCGCACTGGTTGCGTCTGATGGCGCGTCAGAGGCCGGAGCAATTGGGTTTCCCGGTCTGCTGCATCGGCTCCCGTGTACGGATTCCCCGCATCCCATTTATCAAGTTTTTAGGAGGTTAACCTCATGGACAACACACAGATTATCCCGGTCAGCAAGCGCATCGATCACGTTTTCGTGGACGAGGCGAGTGAATTTCGTGCGCTTGCATCCCGCACGGACATGCGCCGGATCAGGGAGGCAGAGTGCGCGCAGGAGGAGTTGAGAGAGCGCAACCGGAAGCGCCAGCAGGCGCTGCAGGAGCGGAAACGCATCTCCCGCAATTGTGCGCTGCTTTTCCTCGGAATGGTGGCGACTTGCTGCGGCATCTGCGCTGCGCTTGTGTGCCGCATTACAAGCCCCATTTTTGCAACGTTCCCGGCCTCACTGGCTTTCTTGGCACTTTGGGCGGGGGTGAGAGCGAGATGAGTGACCCGGTTGCCACATCTCGGGCGTTTGGGCGAGGAGTAATGGCCGTCCGCGAAGCGCGAGGCATATCTCTGCTGGAATTAAGCGAAGAATGCGGCCTAGCGGCATCCACGCTATCGCACATCGAATATGAGAAGGGCGGCGTAACGCTTACCACAGCGATCATTATTTCCCGGAAGCTTGGTGTTGGCATTGATAAGATGATCGAGATCGGCGAGAAAACGCCGCCGAAAAAAAGCCGCCCGGCAGGTGGAACTACCAAGGCGGCGCGCAAAAAGTATATTGCAATATCATTATAACAAATAATCAATCGATTGTCAATAATCGGGATGGAGCGTAAAAGTATGAGCATCACAAAAGTAAAAACGGAGAGCCATGAAGAATGGCTGGAACTCCGAAGCCATTATATCGGCGGTTCTGACGCTGCCGCAGTGGTCGGGCTGAATGCCTTTTCCTCGCCCTATTCTCTCTGGGCAGAGAAGACCGGCAGAGTCTCCGGCTTTGCCGGAAACCTTGCAACGGAGGTCGGCACATATCTTGAAGAATTTGTTGCGCAGAAGTTCTCCACCGAAACCGGCAAGAAAGTCCGCAAGGTGAATCAAAGCTTTTTGAACACCGACTACCCGTGGGCGATTGCCAACATTGACCGCGAGATCGTCGGCGAGGATGCTGGGCTTGAGATCAAGACAACATCCGAGATGAATCTGAAAAAATTCAAGGGCGGCGAATATCCGGCAAACTACTATTGCCAGTGCGTCCACTACATGGCTATCACCGGGAAGAAGCGCTGGTATCTGGCCGTCCTGATCGGGAACCGTGAATTCAAGACATTCACGATTGAGCGCGACGATGCCGAAATCGCGGCGCTGATGGCCGCAGAATCGGATTTTTGGGAGCTGGTAAAGAATAATACCCCTCCTGCTGCCGATGGCTCACAGGCCACTACAGCGGCCATTAAGACCATCTATACAGAGAGCAACGATGACACCGTTGATCTGACGCTGGAATCTGCGGCTCTGTCGCAGTATATCGCAATCGGGAAGCAGATCAAAGAGCTGGAAACGATGCAAAACGAAGCCGCAAACAAGATCAAGTCCTTTATGGGCGACGCTGGATGCGGCGAATGTGACGGCTTCCGGGTTTCGTGGAAATCCGGGACGCGGCGCACGTTCGACAGTAAGCGGTTCGCTCAGAAAAACCCCAGCCTTGATCTGACCGGCTATTACAAAGAAACGCCTACTCGGACGTTCCGGGTAACTGAAACGAAGGGAGAATAAAAACCCATGGAAAACATCATCCAGAAGCAGCAGAATGAAATGAAAGCTCCGGAAAGAAAGACGATGCAGCAGTACATCAAGAGCATGGAGGGCGAGATCAAAAAGGCGCTTCCCTCTGTCATCACGCCGGAGCGCTTCACCCGGATCGTGCTTTCGGCGATCTCCGTCAACCCGAAGCTCGGGAGCTGTACACCGGCCAGCTTCCTCGGCGCAATGATGACCAGCGCCCAGCTTGGCCTTGAGGTCAACACACCGCTCGGGCAGGCATACGTGCTTCCCTACCTCAACAAGGGCGTTTTGGAGGCGCAGTTCCAGCTCGGATACAAGGGATTGATTGACCTTGCTTATCGTTCCGGCGATGTCGAGGTCATTCAGGCGCACGTCGTGTACGAAAACGATGAATTCGAGTGTGAATACGGCCTTGACCCGAAGCTGACGCACAAACCGGCGGACGCCGATAGGGGTGAACCCATCAAGGTTTACGCAGTGTTTAAGACCAAGAGCGGGGGCTTTGGATTTGAGGTTATGAGCATGGAAGACGTCAAAAAGCACGCCGCAAAATACAGCAAGTCCTACGGGAGCAGCTACTCCCCGTGGAAAACCAACTTTGAAGAAATGGCGAAGAAAACCGTCTTGAAGCGTGTCCTGAAGTATGCTCCGCTCAAGTCCGACTTTGTCCGCGCCGCCGTGCAGGATGAAACCATCAAAAAGGACTTGTCCGACGATATGTTCACCGTCCCGAACGAGACGGTTCTCGACGCGGAATATTCGGAGATCACGGTCGACGAGGCAACCGGAGAGGTGATCGAAAATGCTTAATCACATCGATCTCATGGGACGCCTGACCCACGACCCAGAGTTACGGCGCACTGGCAGCGGAATTGCCGTTGCAAGCTTCAGCCTTGCGGTCGAGCGTGACTTCAAGACGGAGGGTGGCGAGAAGGAAACGGATTTCATCGACATCGTTGCTTGGCGTCATACGGCGGAATTCGTCAGCAAGTATTTCACCAAGGGGCGCATGGCTGTTGTCTCCGGTCGGCTGCAAATTCGTCCATGGACTGACAAGGAAGGGAACAAGCGCAGAACTGCCGAAGTGATAGCGGATAATGTCTATTTCGGCGACAGCAAAAAAGACGCATCCACCGACAGCGTCAGCAATGTCGCGCCTACCACGGATTATGCGGCAATCGACGTCGACGATTCGCAGCTCCCGTTTTAAGCTCAAAAATCAATCTTTTCTGAGAAAGATTGATGGTGTACTTGCAACCTTTGCGGTGGGAGGTTAAACCGCCAAAACAAAAAAGGAGCGTGGCGCATGGTTAAAAGCAAATACGGCAGCCGCAAGGTAACGGTTGACGGCATCACGTTTGACAGCAAGAAAGAAGCCGTTCGGTATCGACAGTTAAAGCTTCTGGAACGCGCCGGGGAAATATCTGATCTGCGGTTGCAAGTGAAATATGTCCTGATACCGGCGCAGCGAGAACCGTGCAACGATATTTACACAAGGGGCGCAAAAAAGGGCTGTTTTAAGCCCGGAAAGCTGCTGGAAAAAGAGTGCAGCTACGTTGCCGATTTTGTGTATATCCATGACGGCAAAATCGTTGTCGAGGACACTAAAGGCTTTCGGACGGAAGCCTATAAGATCAAGCGGAAATTAATGTTACATATTCACGGCATCAGAATCAAGGAAGTATAGGAGGATAAATAGTGACACAGTGTGAAAAAATCCTCCGTCATATGGAGGACTACGGAAGTATCAGCAGTTTGGAAGCGGTCAACGAATACGGAATCATGCGGCTTGCATCCCGTATCTCCGACTTAAAGCGCATGGGCATCCCAATCTGCAAAGAAACCGTTAGAGGTCAAAACCGCTACGGAGAGGCTACCAGCTACGCGCGGTATTCCCTGCAAAAGGATGTGGTGTCCTGATGGCCGACGTTAAGTGGATCAAGATCACGACGGATATCTTTGATGATGAAAAAATCCTTTTAATCGAAAGCTTACCGGACGCCTATTCTATTATCGTTGTGTGGTTCAAACTGCTTTGCTTGGCCGGAAAGATGAACAACAGCGGCGTTTTTGTGATGAGCAATAAGATCGCATACACGGACAAAATGCTTGCAACAATTTTCCGTATGAAGGAAAGCACAGTACAACTTGCATTGCAGACATTTGAACAATTTGGGATGGTCGAAATCATTGACGGAGTTATTACTATCCCAAATTGGGGTAAGCACCAGAACCTTGACCAGCTCGAATCCAAAAAGGAATATATGCGCAATTACATGACGGAATACAGAGCAAGGCAAAAGGCGCTTTCATCCGGTAAACCTAACTGTAAAACTAACAGTAAAACTAATGTTAGCGAGGCAGATAAAGAAAGAGATAAAGAATTAGAAGAAGAAGAAAATAATAATAGTGCATCGCAGCCGTCACCGGCTGCTGTGGATGCATTCTTCGATTCTGTTTGGAATCTTTATCCGGTCAAAAAAGGAAAAGGTCAGATATCGAAAAGCAAACGCCTCGTCTTGTACAAAATCGGTTTCGAAGAGCTTTCCCGCGCGATCAACCGATATACGACCGACTTGCAAAAAGACACTTGGCGAAAGCCACAGAACGGAAGCACCTTCTTCAATTCCGGCTATGTTGATTATCTGGATGCCAACTATACGCCAGACGAAAGGATGAATGCAAATGGAGGGAATACAGGCAATACTGGACAAGCTCAACGCATCGGGCATTACATATAAGCCCTTGCCGCCGCGTGAGTACGAACAGTTTAAGGCTGACGGTCTTAACGCAACGGAGGGCTATCGACACTTGGAGGACGGCTATCACTGCGCTCTGTGCAAAAACAAGGGCTACATCGTCAAGGTGGTCGAGGACGATGACGGTTATTTCCACCAAGTGCTTTGTGACTGCAAGTGTATGCCGATCCGCAACTCCATCTTGCGGATGCGTCGCAGCGGCCTGAAGGACATCATCAAGGACTACACTTTTGACAAGTTCGAGGCGACCGAGCCTTGGCAGCAGACGTTAAAAGCCGCCGCCATGGACTATGCCGCAAATCCGGAAGGATGGTTTTTTGTCGGGGGACAGAGTGGGGCGGGTAAAACCCACATCTGCACTGCTATCAGCCGGGAATTCCTGCTTTCCGGTCGCAGAGTAAAATATATGCTGTGGCGCGACGAGGTTGTCCGTCTGAAAGCAAACGTCAACGATTCCGAGACATACCAGAAGATGATTGATGAGTACAAGCGCGTGGATGTGCTCTATATCGACGATCTGTTCAAGACCGGCAAGGGGCAGGATGGCACGACGCAAAAGCCAACCAGTGCGGATATCAACGTCGCGTTTGAGATTCTGAACTTCCGATACTCCAACCCGAAATCCGTCACGATCATTTCGTCCGAGCTGACGGAGGACGAGTTGATCGACATCGACGAGGCAATCGGCGGCAGAATCTACGAGCGTGCGAAAGCAATCACAATCGGAAGAGACCGAAGCAGGAACTACAGGATAAAGGGGGCTGTAAAACTGTGAACCGCAATCAGGTTGTGGATCAATCTCGTCCGAGGCAAGAAATCAGCCTCGCAGAAGCGATTCAGGTCATCATTGACCACAACGCGCAAATTCTCGCGATGCGCGCGCTCACGGAGAGCCTTGCCGCAACGATCGCGCAGTACAAGGTCAGGGAAGGGAGACGTGAGATGGGTGAAATACGCTGATCGTGTTGTCGCCGCCCGGCAGAAATACCTTGACATCGGCTCGCAGTTCGGCGCGCAGCGCATGGCAGACCTCGTATCGATCGCGCTGAACGATCCGTCTGTCATGGGCAGAAACGCGCTCGGCGCGGAGCGGCTCGGCCGCGTGTTCGAGCGTGTGAAGGAGCTGGAGGCGACGTTTGACCGCGCGTTTTGCCAAAACGCGGAGCAGGACTATTGGCAGGACGTACTCGACCGCAAGCTGCACGAGATATTCCCGGACGAATACGGCTTCGCACCGTTCCCGGAACGATACCCGTTCATCAAAGAAGTAAAATATAGCGGCTTTTGATCGGATGCTAGCAGAACGTCAGCGCCGACGTGGGACGCAAGAAGATCGTTTGAACGCGTGGAAAACTGGCGTCGATGTGTTCCATTGGTGGATGGGGGACTGCGTATTGCCGGGACAAATAACGATGGATGATATGGAGGTACGGTATGGCAAGTAGTGCCGCATACAACACAAAAGAACAGTTTGTGGAAGCGCTGCAATATCGCAGCACCTACGGGGCGTGTGACGGCCGCATGGTGGAAGTCTACCTAAGAATTTTTGGTCATTTTTGCGACAGCATACTGAAGCAGGAAAATATTAATCACAAGGAGGAAATTAACATGGAAAACAAGTATTACATCATCAGAGGCGACCGGAGCGGCGTGTTCTTCGGTCAGATCGCCGGTCGGAACGGGCAGGAGGTCGAGCTGCGGAATGTGCGGAAACTGTGGTGTTGGGATGGCGCATGCGCAGTGGAGCAGCTTGCGGTGGACGGAATCGTCGGGCGCGGCGATAACAGGTTTACCGTTGTGGTGCCGGAAATGATCGTCACGGACGTAATCCAGATTTTGCCGTGCTCGGATAAGGCGGCGAAGATTTTGAGCGAGGTAAAGGCATGGAAGCGCTGAAAACAGCAGCGGATCGGTTCGCCGAGACAGCAAACGGCTACGGCTCCGGCTACGGCGACGGCTCCGGCTCCGGCTCCGGCTACGGCTACGGCTACGGCTCCGGCTCCGGCTCCGGCTCCGGCTCCGGCTACGGCGACGGCTCCGGCTCCGGCTCCGGCGACGGCTACGGCCGCTGGATTGTGTCCTTTTGTGGCCAAAAGGTGTACCAAATTGACGGCGTCCCAACGCTCGTTGACCATGTACACGAAAATGTTGCTAAAGGGAGAATTCTGCGAGACGATCTTACAACGGAGGATTGCTACATTGTCAAGCAGGGCAGCCTTTTCGCCCACGGGGAAACGCTCCGCGCGGCGATGGATGCGCTGCGAGACAAGCTGTTTGAGGATATGCCGGAGGATGAGAGAATTGCCGAGTTCGTCAAGGCACACAAGTGGGGAAAGCAATATCCCTCAACGGACTACTACGAATGGCATCACAGGCTGACCGGCTCCTGCGATATGGGGCGGTCGGAATTTGCAAAGCGCCACGGATACAAGCTCACGGATGACGAGCTGCTGACGGTGGATGAGTTTATCAAGCTCACAGAAAACAGCTTCGGCGGCAGCGTGATTCAGAAGCTAAGAGGGGCATATGAGGAGGAAGCAACATGACAACAGATGAAATTACAACGCCGCTGCCGGAGCCACCAGAAATGGACGGAGGTGACGAAGATGGCTGATTTTATCGAGGTGCATCAGCTGGGCAAGCCACGGCTGGTTAATCTGGACTGGGTGGAGGAGATATGGCCAACGGAGAACGGGACGCAGATTTATTTTGCGTTTGCCTGCCCTGATGCTACATCACAGGATTTTATAACAACAGATGAAAGCTACGACAAGATCAAACGCATTATAGCCTATCAGCGGGTCGAAAGGGGATAAATCAGAATGCTGCCAAAAGAACAGGAGAAGAACGAATGGAACGACTGACGAATGAAGCAATCAAGGTCGACGCGAGCGTGGATGGGATGATCGGCTCGTTCGTCGACCTAGCAAACATGAAGCCGAAGCTGCTGGACGTAATCCTGAACGGTCCGACGCTCATCAGCGTATCAAAGAACGTGCTGCGAAGTATCATACGGCAGCTGTACAGCGCGCTTGCCGCCTACGAGGACACGGGGCTTGAGCCGGAGAAAGTTCTGCCGAAAGATAAGGCAGACGAGATCGCACTAAAGCTGATGCGTCTTGCTGATTTGGAGAGCATTTGCGGTTATACCCGCTTACGCGAGCTGGCCGAGGCTGACAAGGAAGGGCGCGTGGCCGTGCTTCCGTGTGAAGTCGGCGGCTCGATGCTGAACACGATCGACATTGAGCGCTCGAGAATCATGAAAGGGCTCCATTTCGCGGTTGCTTATGAGAGCGTCAGAGGAATCATATTCTACATTCCATACGACATTTTTCGCGAATATATCGATGCTGGCCACGTCCAGCCGTTGAGCAAGGATGCGGAGAAAGCATTGGAGGCGACGAAAGATGAATCACCTAAAACCCTGCCCGTTCTGCGGCGGTAAAGCACGGCTGTTTGCAAATAACGGAGTGAGAGTAATTTGCTCTAAATGAAATGTAGGCACAATGATGCTGATGGACAGTATAGTGTATGAAAGCAACGCCGTAGAAATGGTAGTTGAGACATGGAACAGGAGGGTAGACAATGGCTGAGTCTAAAAAGCCTTTTTACCGCGACAAGAAATGGAAACTTGGCAGGAGTTTCGGCTGGTGGCATATACCGTACTGCCCGCATTGTAAGCGGCAGTTGGGGCTGATGGTCGAAGAGCAGAAAGCTGAAAAATGCCCGATGTGCGGCAAACCGTTAGAATGGGGAGGCGCTGAAAATGGCCGAATGGAGAGTATATGAGGCAGACGATGAATACATAAGCCGCAAGGCGGCAATCGCTTATATCCGTGAGCAATCGGAAGAATGTCAAAAAGCGTTTGAAGAGATTGGTGGAGAAAGCGGAATCTACGCAGACGCCTATAACGATTTGGCGGATAACTTTTACAGCATTCCTTCCGCCGATGTCGCGCCCGTGCGGCGCGGACACTGGATTGAGGAAAATGGCTGTCAAATCTGCTCGGAGTGCGGCGAAGAACACGAGTGGGACGAGTACAGAGCCGCATACTGCGATGTGTGCGGCGCGAAGATGTCCGGAGGTGGGGACGATGAGACTGATTGACGCGGATGCGCTTCCAAAACTGTTAGATGCAGAATATAAACAAACGATGAAACTGATACGGGAAGGGGAAAAGCACCTTGACACTTTAGCAGAGGGGTTTGCGGAGGCCAGCCACATAGCGAAATATATTGCCCCCACCGTGGACGCAGTGCCGGTTGTGCGCTGCAAGGACTGCGAGCACAGCTATGAAGACATCGGTGGACGTGGACGTGTCTGTGCGCATGGTGTCTGTGTTGACTGTATCGTTCCGGAGAATTTCTTCTGCGCGAATGGCACGAGAAAGGAGGAGAATAGTGACGAAACCGACCGTTAATGTGAAAAAGGCAAAAATCCGCACGCCGATCGCAAGGATCATCGTCGGCGGGATTAGCTCGCCGTACTACAGTATCATGTATTACGATTCGTCCGACGGCTTTATGCACATCGGGTTTGGGTCGTATGACCTGTGTATTGTACGTAGGTGGCTTGAGGAGAAATTTGAGGTGACGGGAGAATGCAACTTTGCTTGCGTCACCCGCTGCCGCGACTGCGCCAATTTCCGCCAGAACGCGCACGGCGTCTGCTGGTGCGACGAGTACGGCGGCGCGATTACCCCGAACGACTATTGCAGCCGCGCGGTAACGGACAAGCAGCCACGGGCAAGTATCCCGTGGGAAGCGGATTAGGAGGCGCGTATGAAAAAGTCGGAGCGATACGTTATTATCAATCCAAGGGCAGAACGTCGGAATGAAATCTTTTTCGACGCGCGGATTCCAGCCGAGAGCATCCGCGTCGGGGCTGTGCTCAGGCTCCCGGTCAACACGATCTCCAACTCTGGACGCATGGATGACCAAAAGATTACCGCAGCTTGCGAGATCATCCAGATTTTCCAAGATAAGCAGCTATTTTTAGCAGCCTATAAACTGCAAAACGCGACCATTCGAGAAACCTATAAATTCGCTTTTGAGGAAGGAAGCGAGGACGATGGAGAATAACCAAAGAATTTTTCAAACAAAAAGTGAAATACGGGAGGTAATATCGTGAGATGGGATCTGGTTGCAATTGACAAGCTCAAGGATTACACAGCGAAGAAAAACGCTGCCGCGTACATTCCAGCGGAGATTGCGCGGCTTGAGGACGATTTCAAGCACATCCGCAGCGCTACGACGGATGCAACACCAGTCGATGGTGGCGGCAACCGGCGCGAGGATATGATGCTTGCAAACATCTGCCAACGCGCGGAGCTGTGGCACCAGCTTAACAACGTCGAGCTTGAGCTTGCCGGGATGGAAAAAGCGCTGGACGCGCTGACGGCAGAAGAACGGCTCGTGCTTGAGCGCTTCTACATCAATCCGCACAAGGGCAGCGTCGACCGGCTGTGCGAGGAGCTGGGGATAGAGCGCCCGACGGTGTATAAGCGCAAGGATGCAGCAAGGGAAAAATTCACGAAGCTGCTGTACGGAGCTGTGTCGACATAAAAATGAATAAAAAATGAATAAAAAAAGAGAAAAAAAGTAGACGATTTTCCAAGAAATCCGTGCTATAATGGTATCGTCAATAGTTGCGAACAGCACCGGAGGAAACTTCGGTGCTGTTTTTATTTGGAGGGATTCACGTGGACATCAAAAATCTCCCGCTGACGGATATTGTGCCGTATGATAAAAATGCTAAAAAGCACGACAACCGGCAAATCAACAACGTTGCGGAGAGCATCAAGCAGTACGGTTTTGTGCAGCCGATTGTGATTGACCGTGACGGCGTGATCGTAATCGGGCATTGCCGCGCTCTGGCGGCAAAGAAGCTGGGTATGGAGGAAGTGCCGTGTGTCTGTGTGGACGACCTGACACCGGAGCAGGTGAACGCCCTGCGGCTGGTGGATAACAAAAGCAACGAAAGCGACTGGGACTTTGACCTGCTGGCCGATGAACTGCCGGGGCTGGATTTGTCGGCGTTTGACTTTGACTGGGGGCTACGCGATGAGCTGGACGACTCCGTTGTGGAGGACAATTATGAGCCAGTTCTCCCGGCAGAGCCCAAGAGCAAGCTTGGCGATGTGTACCAACTTGGAGAACATCGCCTTATGTGCGGAGATAGCACGTCCTTGACAGACGTACAAAAGCTTGTAGGGGGGGTGCAGATGGACTTGCTTCTCACCGATCCTCCATACAATGTGGACTATCATGGCACTGCCGGTAAAATCAAGAATGATAACATGGAAGACACAGCCTTTAGGCAGTTCCTGACGGATGCCTTCTCCAATGCGGCAATGGTTATGAAACCCGGTGCTCCGTTCTACATCTGGCATGCAGACAGCGAGGGATATAACTTTCGCGGCGCGTGCAAAGACGCAATGCTGCGCGTCAGACAGTGCCTGATCTGGGTGAAGAACTCACTTGTGATGGGGAGACAGGATTTCCAGTGGAAACATGAGCCCTGCCTTTACGGTGAGAGCGAGGTTGAAGAGGATGCGCACGAGCCTTGCCTTTACGGATGGACGGAAGGCAAGAAGCATTATTTCTTTAAGAACCGAAGACAGACAACCGTTTTGAATTTTGACAAGCCGGTCAAGTCTGCGGAGCATCCAACCATGAAGCCGATTAAGCTGTTTGACTACCAGATGCAGTGCTCCAGCAAGCCGGGGGAGAATGTTCTTGATCTGTTCGCTGGTTCCGGGACTACGATTATGGCGGCAGAGCAGAACGGGAGGCACGCTTACTGTATGGAGTACGATCCCAAATATGCAGACGTCATCATTGACAGGTGGGAGAAGTTTACGGGGAAGAAAGCGGTGTTGCTGAATGACGATTAAAGAAGCACGGGCAATTATAGCCAAAACCAGCAGCCCGTATTTGAAGCGGGACATGGAGAAGTTTATCAAACGCCAGCGGAGAAAGGAGGGCGCGTATGGCAAGGCCAAGAAAGGAAATAGATCAGAAGCAGTTCGAAAACCTATGCGGCCTGCAATGCACGCTTGAGGAAATCTGCGGCTGGTTTGATGTATGCTCGGACACATTGGAAACATGGTGCAAACGAACCTATAAAAGAAGTTTTTCGGAAGTTTTTGCACAAAAACGCGGAGCGGGGAAAATTTCGCTCCGGCGCTCACAGTGGAGGCTTGCCGAGAAAAGCGCGGCTATGGCGATCTGGCTTGGGAAACAGTACCTTGGGCAGCGCGATATTGTTGAGCTGGGTTTGCCGACTGACAACACGGTTAGGGAAGACGCGCTTAGTCAGAGCCTAAAGGAAATGGCAAAGGAGCTTGAGAGCGATGATTAAGATTTACGGTTGCAGCGATGACCTTGTGGAAATTTACGGTAGCGTTTACAAAGAAGACGAAATCGGCTGTTTTGACCATGATGTTCGTATCCGTTTTTTTGATGGGACGATTATCCGTATTGGCTATCCCAAAAAGGACTTAGGCGTTTGGTGGATTGAGGTTGAAAAACAAGGGACGGCAAAACAGGCGTTGACATTATGTGATGACGAAGATGACAATATTTATAGTGACATCTTCGAAATTGACGCGGAAATTAAAAGCCATTCTGTGATTAAGCAGAAATATCCGTACAGACCATGATTAGCCCAAAGCAAGCAAAAATTCTCGCCTTCCCCTATTCCAAGTATGACGCGCTGATTTGCGACGGCGCTGTGCGTTCCGGCAAGACCTCTATCATGATATGGGCGTTCGTCCGCTGGGCGATGGAGAATTTCAGCGGTCAGCGCTTCGGCGTGTGTGGGCGCACGGTGGATAGCTGCACCAAGAACATCATCGTGCCGTTTACGGCAATGAGCCTTGCGAAGGAACGCTATATTATCCGCTGGCGGCGCGGCGACAAGGTGATGGAAGTGCGGCGCGGCGCCGTGACAAATTACTTTGAGGTGTTCGGCGGTAAGGACGAGGCCAGCTATACGCTGGTCCAAGGCCGAACGCTGGCCGGTGTGTTGCTGGACGAGGTTGTCCTAATGCCGGAATCGTTTGTCAATCAGGCGCTTGCCCGCTGCTCTGTAGACGGTTCGCGGATATGGTTTTCATGCAATCCGGGAAGCCCACAGCATTGGTTTTATAAAAACTGGATCGAGGGCAGCGCTCAGCGCAATGCGCTGTATCTGCATTTTAATATGCGGGACAATCCGGCGCTTAGCGATAGCATTTTGGCTAGATATGAGGCTATGTACAGCGGCGTGTTTTACGATCGCTATATCCTCGGCAAGTGGGTACTTGCGGATGGGCTGATTTACCCGATGTTTGGCGATTCCTGCGTTGTTGACGAGGAGCCGGGGACAGAGGGCGAGTATTACATTTCGTGCGACTACGGCACGTTAAACCCGTTTTCCGCGCAGCTGTGGCACTGGGACGGGAAAACGGCGACATGTCTCCGGGAGTATTACTATTCCGGGCGAGAGACACAGGCGAACAAGACAGACGAGGAGTATTGCACAGAGATTGCAAGGCTTGCGGGGGATTTGCCGATCCGGTCGATTGTGGTTGATCCTTCTGCTGCATCGTTTATTGAGGTGCTGCGACGCAAGCAATACGTTGTCCGAAAGGCAAAAAACGACGTGCTCAACGGGATCATGCTGACGGCGCGATACCTTCAGGACGGAACGATCAAAATCCATCGGCGCTGCAAGGACAGCATCCGGGAATTCGGGCTTTACCGCTGGGACGATAAAGCAACGGAGGATAGGCCGATAAAAGAAAACGACCACGCGATGGACAGCATCCGCTATTTTGCATTTACAATATTACGAGAACGCGTAGGGAAAAGCAAATATACATCTCTACTCGGAGTGAGGTGAGAATCATAGTAACTTACAACGATTTGGTAGCGGTTGGAGAGAGCGAACAGGCGAGAATTGATTTTATTCGTTCTGCAATCAACGCGCATAGGGGCACAGAGGCCTACAAGATAGCCGTGGATGCGGAGCAGTATTACGATGGGCTGAATCCGACGATAAACCGATACGAAAAGATCATTTACGACATGTACGGCAAAGCGCATGTGGATATGTGGACGGCAAACCATAAGCTGGCAAGCCGATTTTTCGGTTTTGCGGTGGATCAGGAGATTTCCTATCTGCTGGGCAACGGCATTTCTTTTGCGAAGAAAGAAACGCCGGGGAAGCTGTGCGCAGACTTTGACCAAGAGGTTATGGATGCGGCGAGAGCGGCGAAGATCGCGGGCGTTTCGTTCGGATTCTGGGATTTGACGCATTTGCGGGTGTTCCATCTGCAGGAGTTTGTGCCGCTGTACGACGAGGAAAACGGCGCTCTGATGGCCGGAATTCGATTCTGGCAGGTTGCGCCGGACAAGCCGCTGCGAGCGACGCTGTATGAGCCGGACGGCTTTACGGAGTATTACCAGCCGCGAGACAAGGACATGGAGATCAGGCAGCCGAAGCGCAGCTATAAGCTGATTGTGCGAAAGGCTGAGGTTGGCGAGGAGGAAATCCTCGACGGTGGGAATTATCCCACATTCCCGATCGTGCCGCTCAAGAACAACCGGCACTGCATCTCGGAACTTACAGGAAAGCGGAATTCGATTGATGCACTTGATCTCGCGTCGTCCAACATGGTTAACAACGTGGATGAGGGGAACCTCATTTATTGGGTGCTGACCAACTGCAACGGCATGAACGACATGGACGACGTGAAGTTCATGGAGCGGCTGCGGACGATGCACGTTGTGCACGCGAACGGAGACGATGGCGCGTCGGCGGATGCGCATTCCATTGAGGCACCGTTTGAGGGCACAAGCGCCACGATCGATATGCTCAAGAAAAAGCTGTATGAGGATTTTCAATGCTTTGACGCTTCGGCGGTCACGGCGGGAGATCACACTGCAACGGCTATCAAGGCAAGTTATGTACCGCTTGACTTGAAGACAGATAAATTTGAGGCGGAGGTCACGCGGTTTATCGCGGAGATTCTGCGGCTGGCAGGCATCGACGATCAGCCGAGCTACACGAGAAACCAGATCATCAACAAAACCGAGGAAGTGCAGGCGCTGATGCTGGCGGCGCAGTATTACGACGAGGAGTACATCACGAAGAAGCTGCTGACCATCAACGGCGATATCGACCAATACGAGGACATGGCAAAGCGCAAGGCAGCGGAAGAAATTGATCGAAGCATTGGCGAGCCGGTGATTGATAATGGTGTCTGATCTTGGACATAAACTGACCGATGACGAGCTGAAAAAGCTGGAACGCCGCATTGCGAGGCTTTACCGCGAGGCGGCAGACGAGCTGCAGGAAACGATTGATTCGTATTTCGAGAAGTTCAAGAAGCGCGACGAGGAAATGAAGGCGCTGATTGGCACGGTGCAGAACGGTAAGGAATGGACGGAGCAGGACTATAAGCTGTGGCTTCTGAACCAAATCGGCCGTGGGCGGCGCTATGAGGCGCTGCGGGAAAAGATCGCACAGCGGATGACGAATGCGCATGAAACGGCTATTGCATACGTGAACGATGCAACGCCGGGCATTTACAGCTTGAACCGAAATTACGCAGCATACAGTATTGAGCGCGTTGCCGGAAACGTCGATTTTACGCTATGGGACGAGCAGACGGTGCGGAGGCTTATTGTAGAGCAGCCGGGCTTAATGCCGTATTACCCAAAGGCAGCGGCTGTCAAACGCGGGATTGATTTAGAGTACGGCAAGAAGCAGATCACCAAATGCGTCACCAGCTCGGTTTTGCAGGGCAAGAGCATCAAGGGAATCTCCGACGATTTGCAGCGGTATATCCCGACGATGAGCCGCGACAGCGCTATCCGCACGGCCAGAACCGCCGTTACTGGCGCACAGAACGCCGGAAGACAGGATTCGTACAATGCGGCCGAAAAAATGGGGATCAGGCTCAAAAAAGAATGGCTGTCGGCGCTTGATAAGCGCACACGACACGCACACGCCATGCTGGACGGGCAAAAGGTCGACCCAGACAAGCCGTTTAAGGTCGACGGGTACGAGATCATGTTTCCCGGCGACACGTCCGCACCCGGTTATCTGGTGTATAACTGCCGCTGCACGATGGTTGCGGCGGTTGACGGTGTAGATACCTCCGACGCGATGCGCAGGGCGCGTGACCCAGAGACGGGCGAGAGCGTCCTCATCAAAAATATGACGTATCAGGAGTGGCAAGGCTGGAAAGCAAGCGAGGCCGTTGCAGGGTACGCCGAGGATGATGCGGCAACACTAAAATTTTTCGGCGCTGACGCAAGAGATGACTTGAAATCCATCGTAAAAAGGAGTACAATAAAGCTGAAAAACGGGTTTGCCTGTTTCCCGGATGATGATGTTTTGAGCGGTTATGTCCAGAAGGTAACACCGCTGAAAACATACTTCGACGTTGCAATGCACGGTTCGCCTACGGCGGTCGGGTTCGGAACGACGGAAACGAATATGTCGCCCCGGATGCTGGCGTCGGTTATCCGGCATAGCGATGGATGGAACGGGCAGAAAATCCGGCTGCTGTCCTGTAGCACCGGGAAGCAATCCGGAGATGCTTATTGCTTTGCGGAGGAGCTGGCAAACGCGCTCGGCGTTGAGGTCAAAGCGCCGAATGACTTACTCTATATCAGCCCAAACGGATACATAAAAGTTGGGCAAAGAGGGCAAGGTGCTATGTTGCAGTTTCGCCCGAATCAACGCGGGAGGAGGAAATAACCAATGGAATTTGGATTTTTTAAAGGGTTGCCGCACACGGATAGCAATGAAGATTTCGCAAAGTACAGAGAATATAAGAACTCCATTCCCAAAGCGGATGTTATTGCTCACATCGAATCTCTCGACGCTTGGCTGACTTCTGAACCGTCAATCGAGATCTTCACAAAGGAGAAAATCCGCGCAGGCGTTTATGAAGATGGTGATTTCATTTTCCCTTACGAATTTCTGCACTACTACAAGAACTACGATATCGGCATCCCTTATGAATACGAGGAGTATTTGAAGGGCATCGGCGTAGGGCAATAGAAAACAAGAAAAGCACTGTGCATCTGCATGGTGCTTTTCTTATGCGTGGAAGGGAGAATTGATGAGCGTAGAATTCAAAGACAACTCGAGCGAAGTGAAGTCGGAGTTTGTCAAGGCTCTGCTGCGTGGGTTGGAAAAGTGCGGGCTGGTGGCAGAGGGATATGCAAAAAAACTGTGCCCTGTTGACACCGGCAATCTGCGCAACAGCATCACCCATATGGTAGACGAGCAGGAACCGGCGGCGATCATCGGCACGGATTCCGAGTACGCCGCCTACGTTTGCTTGGGTACTGGGAAATACGCAGATGGAGGCGGCCGTCCGACACCGTGGGTGTATCAGGACGCGAAGGGTAACTGGCATTATACACACGGCCAAAAGGCGCAGCCGTTTCTGAAACCCGCTGTTGCAGAGCACGCAGACAAATACCGGGAAATTATTAAGAATGCGCTTGAAAACGCATGATTCGTGCGTTTATCGCACGGGGAACACACGAGAAACGCACTCCGCGCGTTAATTAAGCAAAGATAAGAAAGCAATAAGCAAAGTAAAAACGAAATAAGGCAAAGAGCCAGTTGATTACATTGTGTAACCGGCTGGCTCTTTTGTATTAGGAGGCAGACCGTGGCAAACAGCAAGGTCAGTATTTTGGGCGTTGATTATGAAATCGTCGTAAAAAAGTACAACGACGAAGAAGCGTTTGAGCGGAGAAGCATTGATGGCTATTGCGATCACCTTGTAAAGCAGATCGTAATTTGCGACATGACCACTTATAAGGGGTGGGAGAATGAGCCGGTAGAAACGGCACGAGAAGCGCAAAAGCAAGCGCTTCGGCACGAAATTGTGCACGCATTTTTCAGCGAAAGCGGCCTATCAGATAGCGGGCTTCAATTTGAAGGTGCGTGGTGCAAAAACGAGGAGCTCGTTGACTGGCTTGCATGGCAAGGTCAGAAAATCTACAAGGCGTGGGAAACGGCAAACGCAATTTGAAAAGGTAAAACCCGCGAGACACTGCGGTTTTTATAAAACTTTAAGGGCGAGACACTGCCCCCGAGACAAAGGAGAGTTATTTTATGGCACTTACTGCGAAAATGCTCAAGGGGCTTGGGCTGACGGATGAGCAGCGCGAGGCAATTCTTGAGGAACATGCAAGCACCGTGAACGCGATCAAGGAGGAACGCGACCGCCTGAAAGCGGATGCGGAGAAACTGCCGGACGTTCAGAGACAGTTGGACGATCTCAAGGCAGCAGGTGACGGCGGATATAAGGAGAAATACGAGAAGGAACACTCGGCATTTGAAGCCTTTAAGTCGGGCATCACCGCAAAGGAGACCAAAGCGGCAAAGGAAAAGGCTGTGCGGTCTTACTTTGAGAGCAAGAACATCACCGGCGCGAATCTCGACCTTGCAATGCGCGGGTGCGGCGAGGAAATGGCCGCACTGGAAATGGATGGAGACAAGATCAAAGACACCAAGAGCCTCGACGCGCTCCTGACTGGCACTTATAAGGGGCTGATTTCCACCACGCTGACCAAGGGCGCGAATCCCGCCACACCTCCCGGAAGCACGGGAAGCGGCGCAATGACCAAAGATCAGATCATGCAGATCAAGGACAGGGCGGAGCGCCGCGCGGCGATCGCTGCAAACATCAATCTTTTTGAAAATAAGAACGGAGGCTAATTATGGCAGAAAGCAATCTTATCAAGAAAAATGACCTCGCGCGGGTGCGCGAAATCGAATTTACCGAGCTTTTCGGATATTCCATCAAGAAGCTGATGGAGGCACTGGGCGTGACCCGCAAGATTGCCAAGCAGGCAGGCACGATCCTTAAGACCTACAAGGCAACCGGCACGCTCGAGAGCGGCGTTGTGGCAGAGGGCGACACAATCCCGCTGAGCCACTACAAGACCGAGGCGGTGAACTACAAGGAGATCACCCTCAAGAAGTGGCGCAAGGCCACCTCCGCCGAGGCGATTACCGACCGTGGCTACGATCAGGCGGTCGAGATGACCACCGACGAAATGCTCAAGGACGTGCAGAAGGGCATCCGCAAGAGCTTCTTCGACTTTCTCTCCACCGGCGAAGGCGCGGTGAGCGGTAAGAACTTCCAGACCGTCCTCGCGCAGGCGTGGGGCAATCTGCAGGTGCTGTTTGAGGACGACGAGATCGGTGCGGTGTACTTCATGAACCCGCTGGACGTGGCCGACTACCTGTCCACTGCGAACATCACCGTGCAAACCGCGTTCGGCATGAGTTATGTCGAAAACTTCCTCGGCCTCGGCACGCTCATCATGAATGCCAGCGTCCCCAAGGGCAAGATTTACGCCACTTCAAAGGATAACATCGTCCTGTATTACATCCCCGTCAACGGTGCCGATCTGCAGGAGGTATTTACCTTTACCACCGATGCGACCGGTTATATCGGCATCCACGAGGAAGCCGACTACACCAATATGACGGCATCCGACACCGTTATCAACGGTATGGAGCTGTTCGCGGAGCGGCTGGACGGCGTTGTCGTCGGTACGATTGACGGCGGCACGCTCGGCACGCTGACCGTGGTCTCCGCTGCCGGAACCAAGAGCGGCAACACTAAACTGACTGTCACGCCCGCGAAGGCTGCGAAGGGCAATAAGTACATGTATTCCGTCGGAACCGACGCTGCGACCGTCGCTTACGGCGATAACGTCGCCGCATGGAGTGAATGGGACGGCAAGAGCGACCTGACGATCGCAAGCTCCACGGTTGTCACTGTCGTCGAATGCGACGGAAACTACCACGCGCTCAAGAGCGGCAACGCAACCGTTACTGCTAAGGCCTAAAGAAGGGCGGTGGCGTGATGCTTGAACAGCTCTTGATGTGCCTGAACAACTGGTTCCTCCTTCCAGATGGCGTGCACGCGGGGACGTATTCCGTAGAGCAGGGCGGCATCACGCTGCCGTTTCTTCGTGACGGACAATATTTCCGCATTGTCGGCTCTGTGTTTAACGACGGCCTGCATCAATATCCGGCGGTCGATTTAACGGACGAGACGTTTACCGGCTCTGTGTGGGCGCTTGCTGTGCCGAAAGCCGTAATCGATCTTTCTGTTGAGATCGAGGCTTGGCAGGAGAAGAACGGAGAAGCCGTTGCAAGCCCGTATCAAAGCGAGAGCTTCGGGGGATACTCCTACACCAAACGCAGCGCAGGAAACGACAGCGGCACGTTAAACGGCTGGCAGGACGCTTTTAGAGGCCGGTTAAACGGCTGGCGGAAGCTCAAGGGGGTGGAACCGTGAGTTTACTGGACGATTTCGCAAGCAAATGCGTGCTGATGGAAAAGACGCGAACGCCGGACGGCGAGAGCGGCTACATCACTGTGTGGAAGGAAGGGGCGGAATTCAAGAATTATTTTGTAATGGATTCGTCCCTTGAGGCACGCAGAGCGGAGCAGGAGGGTGTAACAAGTTTGTACTCGGCACTCGTGGATAAGTCCGTCCCGATCGAATATAATGACTATTTCCGCGACAAAACAACCGGCTTGACGTATCGCGTAACGTCAAACCCGGAGGAAAAACAAGCGCCGAAATCCGCAGGGAGCGTGATTCGGGCGCTTAAATTTTTTGCTGCCGAGCGAAAGGAGCTTCCGTCATGACCAAGGCTGCGGCGCTGCAGGCGTGGTTTGAGCAGTTCCTACCGGCATACACAACCGCAAGCGTTCCGGACGATGCGGTTTTCCCATGGCTGACGTATGAGTTGGTCACGGGGGCATGGGGAGACGGTGAGAACGCGATTACCGTGAACCTCTGGTATTACACGGAGAGCGAGGCGGTTCCGAACGCTATGGCGCAAAAAATCGCGGACGCTATTGGTATGGGCGGATGCATGGTCGCCTATGACGGTGGCGCTATGTGGATCAAGCGCGGCTTCCCGTGGTGTCAGAATCTCCGAGACGAGAGCGACAAGAACATCAAGCGCCGGTATATCAACATTTCTGTTGAATTTCTGGCGCAGAATTAAAAGAAAGGAATGAATGTATGAGATTCACAAAAATTCCCGCTGATACTTTTCAAAAGCTTCAGCTGAACGCTGGTATTATTGCTACGGACTTTACCCCGGATACGGGAGCCATCGGCGAGAGCGGCCAGCTTGGCGCGACGACCGGCGGCATTAGCTTCAATGCGACGCCGACATACTCCGACTTCGGCGAAGATATCGACAACTGCCCGAAAAACACGAAGGAGCTGAAGCGCCTTGACGAGTGGGAGGTCACGATGTCCGGCACGTTCGTCGTGGCAGACACGGCAATTGCCAAGCGGCTGGTCGGCGCTGCGGATATCGGAACGACCGACACTACCAAGATCACGCCGCGAAATGACCTTGCGGCCGCCGACTTTGAAAACATCTGGTTCGTCGGGGACTACTCCGACAAGAACGGCGAAACCAACGGCGGCTTTGTCGCAATCAAACTGATCAACGCCCTGTCGACCGGCGGCTTCCAGCTGCAGACGAGCGACAAGGCAAAGGGCCAGTTCGCATTTACGTTTACCGGACACTACTCCATCGCTGCGCAGGGTACTGTGCCGTTTGAAATCTACATCAAGACCGGCACGGAGGAGGCATAACGCATGAAACTGTCTGATATCAAAGGTGAGCGCGCGATTGACGTTATCGCCGATCTGATTGAGCCAGTGGCGCACATCGCGGAGGACTACGAGGCCGCGAAGCTGTTCCGGCGGGAGAAACTGCCGAAGGGCGAGAGCTCGAAGAGTTTTCTGCTCAAGCGCATCCGCACGTCTGTTCCGGCACTGCTGCGGGGGCATAAGGATGACCTCATCGAGATCATGTCGGCTATTGAGGGCATGGGCAAGGAGGATTATGCGGCCTCGCTTACAATCCCCAAGCTGATCGGTGACATTTTTGGACTGCTTAGTGACAGCGAGTTGTTGGCGCTTTTTGGCTTAGCGCAGACGACGGAGGAGCCTTCCTCTGGCGCTGCGCAGGCCGATACACAGGCAGCCGAAGCGTAACTGCATTTTTGCGGTACGCCTTATCTCAGTTCAAGCAGGAACAGAAGGATAAGGCGTACCGCGTTTATGTGACCGATACGCTGCGGCTGATTGCCGAGAATACTGCTCGCTCGGTTGGTGGGAAATACATCACGGCGCGGTTCGCCGACGTGATTGCGCCGCCGAAGGAAGAGGATAAAAGAACATGTGAAGAAATCACCGCCGAGATTATAGCGCGGTGCGGATTGGTGGTGAAAGAATGAATCTATTTGAGCTTTTTTGTAAGATTGCTGTTGATGACGCTGATTATCAAAAAGGCCTTGACGACGCTAAGAAGCACACAAAATCATTTGCAAAGAATGCCGGTGAGGCCATCGGCGGTTTTGCGAAGAAAGCAGAAAAAGCATTTGCAACAGCGGCAAAGATTGCGTCTGCTGCTATTGGCGTGGCGTCCACTGGCATAATAGCGCTTACAAAAGCTGCTATTGCGGAATATTCCAACTATGAACAGCTTGTCGGCGGCGTTGACACGCTTTTCAAGGAAAGCTCCCAGAAGGTGCAGGAGTACGCCGCAAATGCATACAAAACGGCCGGTATGTCTGCCAATGAGTACATGGACACCGTGACAAGCTTTTCTGCGTCGCTGCTCCAATCCCTTGGCGGCGACACAGGAGTAGCAGCGGAAAAGGCGAACACGGCTATTACGGATATGTCCGACAACGCCAACAAAATGGGCACGGACATGACCGCGATTCAGAACGCCTATCAGGGATTTGCCAAGCAGAACTACACGATGCTCGACAACCTAAAACTGGGCTACGGCGGCACAAAGGAGGAAATGCAGCGCCTGATCGACGATGCAAACGATCTGAATGCCGCACAAGGCAAGCTCACAAATTATAGCATTGATAGTTATGCTGACATTGTTGACGCGATCCACGACGTTCAGACGGAAATGGGCATCACCGGCACGACGGCTGCGGAGGCATCTACCACGATCCAAGGCTCTGTTTCCTCCGCGAAGGCAGCTTGGCACAATCTCATGATCGGCATTGCCGACGATAACCAAGACTTCGACGGGCTTGTGAACGATTTTGTCAGCAGCGTTGAAACTGCTGCTGACAACATTCTTCCGCGCGTCGATCAATCTCTGGAAGGGATTCTCAAGCTTGTTCAGGTCGCATCCGAGAAAATCATCCCGCGCGTCATCACGACGATCTCCGAAAAAGCTCCCGACCTCATCGACGCTGCAGCAGATATTGTTCTGGCGCTCGGGGACGGGATCATCGACAACCTCGACAGCATCTTTGCCGCCGTTGAAAAGGTTGCGACGCGCCTCATTCCGAAGATTTCAAAGGCATTTGCGGAGCTTGTCCCCAAAATTGCCAAATCCGCTGTAGGCATCATCAAGCAGATTGACGGCACAGCAATCGCCGTGGGCGGACTTATTGGAACTTTTAAGTCGCTCGTATCTGGAAACTGGATCGGAGTCGGGATTGGGCTGGCAACATCGGCATTTGGCTTAGCTCAAAAGGCTCTCCAACGATACGCAGATAGCGTCTACAATTTGACGCAGCAGGAAAAAGACTGGATCGAAGCCGGAGAATCCGCAAGAGACGAGCTACAACGCGCAAAAGATGCAAGAAACGACAATATTGTTTCAATCGAAAATGAAACCGAAAAGACACAAGACTTGTGGAAAGAGCTTCAAACGCTAGCTGACAAAAACGGCGAAGTACTGGATAAAAACAAAGACCGTGCTGCTTATCTGCTCGGTGAATTAAACGAGGCGCTTGGCACAGAGTATACGATGAATGGCAACATCATCGGGCAGTACCAAGAAATGCAGAAAGAGATCGACAAGCTGATCAAGAAAAAGCAAACGGAAGCACTGCTTGATGCCGGGAAAGGGGCATATACAACAGCGTTACAAGACAAGGACGCTCTTTTATCTGCCGTTAGCGCAGCAAAAACAAAACTAGAAAATGCCCAAGCAGCATACGAAGAAGCCGCAGCTGATTTTAAAAGTCACAACTTCTTTTCGACGACTCCCGATGCGATCATTTCTGATCTCAAACTAGCTAAAGCAACAGGTCTTCTTGATGAGGCAAAGGCGGGCTACGATGAGGCCGCTTCTGCAGCCTCGAGCGCGCTGACAACCATCAATAATTACGAGGAAGGGTTGTCAGCGGCGCAAAAAGGCCGATACGATGATGCAATTTCCCTGCTTACAAAAGATACCACATACCGTTGGAAGCACGTTGACGATATCAAAACGATATCGGAAGCAGAAAAAAAGCAAATGAAATCCGATCTCGACACGCAGCGCCGAAACGTCGAAATCTTCCGCGAGCAGTACAAGAAAGGCACGGAAGGCTTTACTAAGCCGATGCTGGACGAGATGGAAGCCTCACTTGCCGAGCTTGAAAAGTTGTACGCCGAAGCAACTAGCGACGCGTCAAGTGGTGGGTATCAAACAGGCAATGCCCTTGGCTCGGGAATTAATCGGGGGTTTAGCGGCATGGTCGACACGATCGTGAGCACTGCACGTGACATCCTCGATCGTGTGACTGGTATCTTCAATAACAATGATATCGTCCATAAGCCCAATAAGCCGCCTAATAATCTTGAGAAAGGCTTTAGCGTGGCCACACGATATGCGGGAACCCCTTCACAGGCGCAGACCGTTGCACCGGTCAACATCAATATCACCGTACACGCCGACACAGACGATCTTGGAACGAAAATCGCGCAGGAAGTCCAGACGGTTGTTTTCGGTGAAATCCAGTCGGCTGGTGTTGGCCACATGGGAGGTAGAACAAGCTATGCTTATTGATCGAACAAAGATCACATTTTGGTTTGACGATGTATGCAGTGAGAATATCGGCATTCGCGTCATCGACTTTCCGTCATTCACGGGAGCAGAAAAGCGTGTTACAACGTATACGATTCCCGGCCGAAACGGCGATTTGACCTATTGGGACGGCAGCTTCGGAAACGTGAGCTGTGAGATCAACTGTTTTATCGTTTCAGCAGACAAAATCGACGAGGCGCTGACAGCTGTCAACGGCTGGCTTGCCGGAAGCGGCTACAAGCGGTTCGCGATCTCTTCCGAGCTTGGACGCTACCGCATGGCGCGGATCACAAATGCCGCGGATATAGCTATTCGGATGGGCGTGATCGCGCCGTTTACGATCAAGCTGGACTGCAAGCCGCAGCGTTTTTTCGACGAAGAGGGCACCATAACACTGCCCAGCACGGGCGGGACGGTCTACAACCCGACGCCGTTCACATCTCAGCCGATCATGCGCTGCTTCGTGAAAGATCAGTTTACATTGTTAGCGGAAGAAATCAACATCGGAACATCCAAAGTCAGAATTTCCACCACACCGAATTTGCGTGATGCCGATTGGGTCGACATTGACTTTGACGCAAAAAGGGCGAAAAACAATCTCGGAAATGACGTGCCGGTTGAATCGTTTGAATCTCCCGGTCTTGCGCCCGGAGAAAACAGCATTACGACGTCGCATGATTCGTTTTTCTCCGGCTTCGAAATTCTCCCAAGGTGGTGGACGCTTTGACACCGTATGTTTCAGTCAACTCTTCGTCATTTATCCTGCACTCCCTGAACGACGCCACAAAATGCACAGTAGAAAAGGCTGAATCCGGTAAATATGTGCTTCAGCTCACGTGCCCATACAACGGAGAACACGCTGATATGTTGGTCGCTGGGAATATTATTTTCGCAAAATCTTCACGCGTAGATTCCGAGCCAGAACGGTTTGAAATATCAAAGATCACGCAGAGCATCGATGGTCTTGTGTCTGTGGAAGCGAATCAGCTGACATACAGTTTGTCCCGATATCCCGTCCGAGCTTTTGAAAAAGCGTCGCGTACACCCGCCGAGGCAGTCGCTGCACTTTTTGCAAATTCTGTGCGCGATCCATCCTCCGACCATTTGTACCTTACTGCGTCAGATACCGGCAGCGCGGAAGAATTCGGCTTTGATCGGCCGGTGTCCTTCCGCGAGGCCGTATATGGAAGCGGTGGGCTGCTTGATGTTTACGGCGGCCGTGTCAAGGCTGCCCTGTACACTCTAAGCTGGCACAAGGTGGATTCGCTCGCCGCGAGCAAAGGCGTTATCCGGTACGGCGTTAATTTGCAAAAGTACAAGCGCGTTGTCGATGTCACTGACACCTATTCCCATGCGTATGTATTTTGGCGCGGCCGGGTCGACGTTACAGACGAAAACGGGGAGGTCACAGGCTCGGAGGAAAAGCTCGTGGAAGTTCCTGGGCTGGTGCAGCTAACGGGAAATGAAACCTTTACCGGCGCTACGATCTGCGACCTGTCAAATGAATTCGAAAGTATGCCGACAACTGCACAGCTTACCCAAAAAGCGCAAAATCTCGCGGCACAACGTGGGCTTTCGTCCGCCCAAATATCGCTTGATATTTCATTCGTTCCGCTCAGATTGACGGACGAATACAAGGACCTGACCTTCTTGGAAGAAGTCGATTTGTTCGACACCGTGGAGGTAGAAGTACCGATGTACGGCAAGACCCGCGCGCGGGTCACGTCCACGAAATTCGATGTTTTGTCAGAAAGCTACGAGCAAATTTCCCTCGGCAATGCCAAGGCCGGCATTGGGCGGCTGATTGCCCGCCTAATTCCTTATATGAGATAGGAGGCATAGAATGCAAATTTTATCAAGCATCAATATCGACCTGCAGCGACCCAGAGCGCCGATCATTGTCCACGCCAAGCAGGGCGACAAGTTCACGCGCGGCGTGGTTGTCAAGCTGTATAACAACGGCACAGCATGGACGATCCCGACCGAGGTCACGGACGTTTTCGTTGCATTTTGCAAGTCTGACGGGAAAGGCGGCACGTATAACAAGCTTCCGGACAACACCACTCCAGCCTGTACCAAGACCGGCAATACGATCACCGCGAAATTCGCGCCGCAAGTTCTGACCTGCGCCGGTCTTGTCCGTGTTGATCTCAAAATGGTCAATGCCGCTGAAGATGTGCTGAAAACGTTCGGCTTTTATGTGCAGGTCGAGGAAGATGCCGAGAGCGGCATCACGTCCGAGGACTACTGGAAAAACGCCACGCTGGCGGGGCTTCAAGCCAAAATCGGCGACTTGGAGAACTTGCATACATCTGAAAAAGGCAGCGTTGTCGGCGCAATCAATGAGGTTATCCCTGACCTGTTTTTCTGCCCTACATTCAAAGTGTGGACAGGCATTGGGATTGAGGAGACCATTGACGGATATGAGTGGTATCCGCATCAGAATCCGCATGTCGGCGCGATTGTGGTTGGCGGCAACGGCTACACAGCGGTCGTGACACGGACCGGCGACCATACGCTCACAAAGAGCCTTGGAACGCAGATCTTCGTCCCGCTAATGTCTGCACGCGATGTTACATATAACGGCAAGATTGGTGACTATGAGCCGAAAAACGTCTCGGCGGCGTTCGAAGCGGTTCTTAATACAATCGATGCCATTCCGGTGCCGTCGGCACGCAAGGCCGACTTGGATGATGTGCTGGCCGTCTCGGCCGTGGATGCTGCAGGCGCACCGACCGCGTGGCAATATCGCAACATGCCGTATAACCTGTTTTTTGCCCCTGAGGTCGATATCCCGGCCAAGCCTTACTCGGCTGGCGACGCTACGACGGAAATCAATCTTGACGGCTATGCGCTGCTGCCGGAAAACAACGTGCGCGTCGGAGAAACGGTGGTCGGAAAAAACGGCTATATGGCAGAAGTCTCTGCGCTGGATGAAGACGGCTCCCCTATTGTGCACAGCACCGGTGACCGTCTGATCGACCTGTCCTCCAATGATGCCACGTCCGACTACGCCGAAAGCGGCGCACAGTCCGTCAAGGCATGGGCAACGATGGCCAAGACAGGCAGCACGACGCAATACCGCGTGGCCGCTGGAGAATATCGTGTCACGGATGCAGGAGACGTCTACACGGTGCGTATTGTGGACAGCACATACACGTCATGGTCGGTGCGTCGGGTGTCGATCGCGGTAGGCGACGATGAAGCGAATGCATATGTTGACGTGTATACGTGCAACGCTCCGGGTACACAGATCCATCACGTTCTCGGCGTTGGCAGTGACGACAGTGCTATCGTGATCGGCGGCAAACGTTATCCGCTGGCCACGTCTCCGGAGACAGAAGGAAATATCCTAACGGCCGTGAAAACTGCGGCCGGTATAGTCGTGCCGCAATGGGCGGCAAAGCCGGCCTACAAGGCCGACGAGATCAAAGCGACTGTCACTTATGGCGATGAGACGGCCAAAAACGTGCAGTATGCGCTTGATATGCTGGCCGCTAATCTTGCCAAGGTAAACGTCCCTGCCGTGACAGCGGCAGACAACGGCGCTTTTATGTGCGTCGTGAACGGCAAGTGGGCGGCTGCGCAGCTGACTGATGTATCGGAGGTGGGCGCATGACGGATCAGGTGCTGATGCCCGGCGCGGACTATCAGGCGATCTGCAACGCCGTGCGCGCTCTGACCGGCGGCACGGCGGCGCTGAAGTCCGGGGACATTGCCGGGGAGCTGGCGGGCGTGCAGCCCGGTGGTGGCGGTCTGCAAGTCGACACTGGCGAGTTTGTCTTGGACGCAGATGGGCGATTTGTGACGCTTGCCCATCAATTGGGCAAGACACCGGGGTTTGTAGTCATTTGGACTGATGGCTCGGTGCTGGACATCCCGACAGACTATCATACTATGGTTGGCTGTGTGTGGTTTCGCGGTCTTACCAAGCTTCCGCAGCGGCTCACGTCGGTTGCAACGAGTACGAGCAATGATATGTATATCACATTCGCACTTGCTCGCGACGACACGAAACGTATCACGATGGGTGCGCCGACGTCCGAATCCTACTTTCCGAGCGATGTCACAGCTGATAGTTTCAAAGCGGGGGCGAGCAGCGCCAACACATATTGGCGCGCCGGTGTGACCTACAAGTATCTTGTTGCCGGCGCGTGGTGGGAGGAGGTGTCAGCATGATCTTACAAATAGCATCCAATGGCAGCTGCTATTGTGACGGCCAGCCGATCACGGCAGACCGTTACGCGGAGATTGCTGCGGCGCTGACCGCAAAGCCGGATGCACCGGCAGGCTATGCGTATCACTTGACCGACGACCTGACGTGGGCAATGGAGGCGCTGCCGGAGGTGGCGGAAGATGACGCCACCGTAGATGACTACGAGGCGGCGCTCCGAGAATTGGGGGTAGACGTGTGAAAAAATCGGTGCTTGCCGCGAAAACTGCGGCGGTGAAAAGCGACACCAAAGACGCGTTGCAGCTACTTTGGAATAACATCAACAAAGGCCAACGGAAGCAGCTTGCAAAGCGTGAGGATATCAAAGCGCTGCTTGAGCGCTATGGCGTGGATGCGGTGGATGCGGTTGACGCATAAAGCAAACGGTACAACCCGGCACGACGTTCCGAAATAATACGGATGGATAGAATGTACATCTACACAATCAAAGATACCGCTGCCGCTCTGGTGTAGCGGTGGTGACAAGGAGGTGGCACGGATGAGTGATGCCGTTGTCGTGGCGCTTGTTAGCGCGTGCGGTACGGTTCTGGGTGCTGGCTTGGCTGCACTCGGAGCCTATTTGCTATACTGCCGCAAGCATTCAGACACAAATGCAGACGCGGAGCTGGAAACCATTCTTTGGCAGTACGGCATTACGGAGAACATGACAAAAGCAAACCTGATTCGGCTGATTCTTTCGGCACAGGGAGGGGATGCACTTGTCTGAAGCAATTGCAGTGGCCGTGATCGGAGGCGTGTTCGCAATTTTATGTGCGGTCGTGACGGGCTTGATCTCAAGCGCCACGACGAGCCGAAAGACGAGCACGGCACTAAGGATCAGTCAGGCCGTGACCGACGCGAAGATCGAGGAGCTGACGCGCGAGGTGCACGAGCACAACGGATTTGCCCGGCGAATGCCGGTTGTGGAGGAGCAAATCAAGGTTATCAATCATCGGATTGCCGATCTTGAACAGAATCAACAGTAAGTTTTCGGTGTGCCGGAATCCGGCACAGAAAGGAGTAACAATGAAAATTCCAAACAAGCTGTACGACATCCTGAAGTGGGTAGTCATCATCGTGCTGCCTGCCGTAGCAACGCTGTACGCCGCCCTGTCTTCCGTGTGGGGGTGGCCTCGCTCGGAACAGGTTGTCACCACCATTACAGCCGTTGATGCCTTCCTTGGCACCGTGCTGTGCATCTCCAGCGTTACCTACCACAAGGGAGGGCTGACAAGTGGGCGTTAAGTATCTGGCTGTTGATCTTTCGGAGTATCAGCGCAGGATCAGTTTCCCGCGCCTGAAGTCCGAGGGCGTTCAGGGCGTAATTCTGCGCGGCGGCGACGGCTCATATTGCGACAAATGCTTTGAGACGTTCTATGCACAGGCGAAGGCAAACGGTCTGCCGGTCGGCGCGTATTGGTTCAGCCGGGCTAAGACGGTGGCTGACGCCGAGGCCGAGGCAGAGCGCTTTTACGACCGCTGCCTTGCCGGAAAGACGTTCGAGTTTCCGATCTATCTGGACTGCGAGGCTGACAGTCAGCTTCGCATCGGCAAGCGTGCGCTGACGGACGTTATCAAGGCGTGGAGCGCGTGGCTCGTCGCGAAGGGCTACCTCTGCGGCGTGTATTCCACGGCGAATTGGTTTCGCAACTACATGTATTTCGACGAGCTGGCCGACCTTGAAATCTGGGTTGCGCAGTGGTCGAGACGCGCGCCGAATATCCGCTACGGCATGTGGCAGTTTGGCGGCGAGACGAATCTGCTGCGGGACAAGCACATCGCTGGGTATGTGGTCGATCAGAATTACATGGTCGTTGACTATGCGACCATCACCAAAAACGGAGGCTTCAACGGCTTTGAAGCCCCGAAGCACGACGAGGAGGAGGAAGAAATGACAAGATACCACAACTTTGACGAGATTCCTGACTGGGCGAAGCCCGAAATCAAGGAGCTGATGGACGCCGGGGCGCTGCGCGGCGACGAGAAGGGCGATCTGAATCTTTCGGACGATTTGATGCGCGCAATCATCATCAACAAGCGCTACACGGAATCCCGTGGCTGCTGCAAGGGCATGTAAAGTGTGCCCACAGGCAAGAATTCCACGGGATATTGACGCGCTGACGAAACCGGAGCTGCTGGCGGCGATTGCAAGCGCCGGGGTCGGCCGCGAGAATGAAAGAATCGCGCAGCTCTATTATGTCGATCATCTGCCGCAGGTGGACGTAGCGGCGGAAATGCTGCTTGGCAGGGCGACAATTCAACGGCGTCTTCCGATGATCAAAAACAAAATGAAGCTTGCCACGAAGCACTTGAAGCAATAAATATAGCCACCCTTCGGGGTGGCTATTTTTTTATGCCCAAATGAGGCAGAAGTGATGCACAGGTGAGGCACATAAAGATTCAGAATGCGGTATGATTGATACGGTGATAGCGTTATGAGGTTTGTATATTACAACCCAAATCCGAGCGGAAAGAATGCCGGTGACTGCACCGTTCGGGCAATTGCAAAGGCGACCGGGATGAGCTGGCAGGAGGCATATCTCGCACTGACAATACAGGGCTATTTGGACGGCGACATGCCAAGTGCAAACGCCGTTTGGGGCGCGTATCTTCGCAAGCTGGGCTACACGCGTCATATAGTGCCGGACACATGCCCGGACTGCTATACGGTGGAGGACTTCGCGCGAGATCACCCAAGCGGCATGTATATCTTGGCGCTTTCCGGGCACGTTGTGTGCTTGCGGGACGGCGTGCTTTATGATTCGTGGCAATCACAGCACGAAACTGTTCTGTACTACTGGACAAAAGAAAGGAATGATCGTTAATGGCATATCCCTACTACGGAAATTCTTATTATCCTGCGCCGATGCAGGACAACCTGATGCAGATGCGGCAGCAGTATCAACCGCAGCAGATGCAGCCGCTTACGCAGCCGCCGCAAAACCCGATTGCGCAGGGCGGCGTGCAATGGGTCAGCGGAGAGCAGGAGGCGCGAAGCTGGATGATTGCGCCGAACGCCGCCGTTGCCCTATGGGACAGCACCGCGCCGACAGTATATCTCAAGCAGGCCGATGCAAGCGGCAAGCCGACGCTCAAAATCTACGACCTCGTGGAACGCGCAGAAAACGCGCCAGATCGCGCGAATGCAAAGCCGGTAGAATTTGTCACGCGCAAAGAATTTGACGCACTGGCGGCGATTGTGGGCGAAATAAAGGCACATAAAAAGAGAACTGTAGAGGAGGATGACGATGAGTAACCCGTTTATGGCCGCGTTGGGCGGCACCCGAAATGACGGCGGCTTTGGCAAAATGGTGCAAGCGTTCCAGCAGTTCCGCGCATCATTCCGCGGCGATCCAAAAGCGGAGGTCGAAAAGTTGCTGCAATCTGGGCAAATGAGCCAACAGCAGTTAAACCAGCTGCAAGCGCTCGCGCAGCAGTTCCAAGGACTGATACAGTAATTCGGAAAATCCGAACAACTGAATAATCAATATCGTGGCCACGATTGCGATGTATATCAAAATAATAAAGGAGCGTATTTCTTATGGCACTTACGGACAGCAGCGGCCTTGTACCTACCATGCCGGTACAGCCCGCAAACAACTACAGCGGAGGCATGGGAATGTGGGGGCAGGACTGGATTTGGATCATCGTCCTTTTCCTGTTCGGCTGGGGACGCAACGGCTTTGGCAACGGCAGCGGCGTGACGGATGGCTATGTGCTTGCCTCTGATTTCTCTAACATCGAGCGGAAGATTGACGGAGTGAACAGCGGCGTTTGCGATGGCTTCTACGCCATGAATACCGGGATGCTCAACGGCTTTGCCGGTGTGACGCAGGCGGTTACAAGCGGCTTTTCTCAGGCGGAGCTTGCCCGCTGCAACCAGCAGGCGGTGCTTATGCAGCAGCTGAATGCAATGCAGATGCAGTCGGCGAACTGCTGCTGCGAGAATCGCGCTGCGATTGCACAGGTGCGCTACGACATGGCGGCACAGGCTTGCGACACCAGAAATACCGTTACTACGGCGACCCGCGACATCATTGACAACCAGAACCAGAACTCCCGCGCAATCCTCGATTTCCTGACGCAGAGCAAGCTGCAGGATTTGCAGAGCGCGAATCAGGAGCTGCGTCTGCAGGCATCTCAGGCCGCGCAGAACAACTATCTGATCTCGCAGCTTCGCCCGACGCCGATCCCTGCATACCAGTCCTGCAACCCGTGGGCTGGCGGCACGTATACCGGCTGCTGCAGCTGCTGACAACGGAATAGCATCAACTTGTCGGTGATTCCGACATGTTCGGCTCCGCGCCGATCGTGACGACCAACGCGGCGGGGCTATCGCTCCGCCGTATTTTAATTGCCTTGAATTCGAGGCAGAAAGGAAATGATTTTATGGCAGAATTAACAAATCCCGGAATCGTTGAGGTTGCAGCGGGACAAAGCGTTCCGCTTGTGACATCTGCGGCAAGCAGCAAGCCGTGCATCGTGCACCGTGCCGGGGCTGGCATTGTGACGTTGCGCGGGTTAACAAACCAGTGCAAGGCGCGTTTTCGCGTGGGCTTCGGCGCGAATATTGCGGTTCCGACCGGCGGCACGGTTGAGGCTATTACGGCTTCGATTGCCGTAAACGGTGAGCCGCTTTCCAGCGCGACGGCAACCGTTACGCCCGCTGCGGTAGAAAACTTTTTCAACATCTACGTTAACGCCATCGTCGAGGTGCCGCGCGGCTGCTGCCTCACGGTAGCGGCAGAGAACACCAGCCGACAGGCAATCAGCGTAGCAAATGCCAACCTTACGGTTGACCGAATTTCTTGAAAGGAGTATAGCAATGAGCAAGAAATCAATGTATGACCTTCGCGACATGCTCTGCGAGGAGCTTGACGAGATTGCGCGCAAGGGAGAGCTCGGCACGGGCGATCTTGAAATTGTGCACAAGCTGACGGATACCATCAAAAACATTGACAAAATCGAGACGCTTGAGGAGGGTGACTACTCCGGCAGATACTCTCGCGGCGGCGACTGGGATGCAGATATGCGCGGCACCTACGGCCGTGGCAGCTCCTACGCGCGCAGGGGAACGCATTATGTGCGCGGTCATTACAGTCGCGCAGACGCTACCGAGAATCTTCGCAGCCAAATTAGCGACCTGATGCGTGAGACGGACGATGATCGCGTGAAAGAGGCGCTCCGTCGCGCCATCAGCGCAATGGAGGAATAAGGGGGCGGCACCCCATGCTCAACGACAAAGAGATTGCGCTATGGATATCGCGCCTTGAAACAGAGGATTCGAGTTGGTCGAACTATGAGAAGCTGGCCGCGCTGTACACCATCAAGGCACATCAAAACGGCGCGGTGAATATGCCGCGGATCGCGGAGTATTCGGCTGCTTCTGCGCCAGTAACTGTGCGCGCTGAAACAGTGGGGGATTACGGAGATAGCGATTTTTTGCAAACTGTTGCTGCTTGCAGCCCGGCAAAAGCGTGGAGCATTATGGACGAGCTAATGAGTACGCTGCAAGTCGTAAATCCAAGGGCGTATAACTCCGTAATGCGTAAGCTTGGTGGATGATGCAATTGCCCGTTACGGATATGAAATGTCCTTAAAAAATCGCGTTCCTGTTTCACCCCTGTTTCACCCTTTTGAGCTATAAACCATTGAAAATACTTGATTTTATTTTGAATGGGGTTCAAGAGGCCGCTGGTTCGAATCCAGTCACTCGGACCAATTGAAAATCGTGGAAAGCCTTGAAAACACTACGTTTTCAAGGCTTTTTCGTTTTCTCGGCGGTGCGGCAAAAGTGGCGTAAAATTGTAAAAAATGGTGTTCTGTTTCACCCGCTGTTTCACCCTTAAAATAACCTAGTTATATAGCATCCGTGATTTTGCGTAAGTCGTCAACGTTTACGTCCTGATAATAGCGCAGCATTTCGGGGCTAGCATGCCCGATCAGCTCCTGCTTATCTTTATCTGCGCCGGTTACGCGCTTCATCAATGTTGCGAATGTATGGCGACAACTGTGCGGCGTGTATTTATGCCGTGAGTTGTCAACCGGATTTTCGATGCCGATTGCTTCAAGTGCGGGGTAAAATACCTGATCGCGGAATTTGTCGATTCGGAACGCACGGCCATCCTCCCGGTTGTAAAACAGAGCGCCGGAGGTGCGACCGGCCGCAAGCTCGTCAATGATCGGCTGTATCTTCGGGCTGATTGTGACGAGGCGGTTTTTCCCGGCCTCGGTTTTTGCTCCGCCGGTCAGCGTCTTATTTTGGACGTTGTAGTCGCCTATTTCGAGCGCCAGCAATTCAGACGGGCGGAAGCCCAAATAACACATGGCATAGATATAATCTGCGTAGGGGACAACATGAACGGCTCTGCGTATCATTTCCAGTTGCTCTTTGCTAAATCCTTCGCGGGAGACACTGCCGGGAGCCGTGATTACAAGGTACTCGGCCAGATTCAGCGTGGCCATCCCTCGCGGGATAGCGTATTTGTACATTAGCCCGCATAGCGCTTTCATGTTCTCCCTTGTTCGCTTTCCGTGCGGACATTCGTCAATACATTCCTGCAAGTCGTCAATTTCAATTTCCGCAAGACGGAAGAATTCTATTTCGCGGAAGTATTTCATGGCGGCCTTATAGCAATT